GCGGCTGGTTCAAGCGTCAAGAAAACCGATCTCCAGTTTAGCTACGAGTCGGGCAGACTCTATTTGAAAGACTAGCCATGTGGATTGACCAGAACAATAATGTCTCGCGCCCGACTGAGGACATTGAAGCTAAGATGATGGCGTTACAAGGAGAGCTAACAGACGAGCAATCTAAAGCCACGTTGGCCGAATTCCTCTATCACAATCCGGCCTTCATGATGGACCTCATTGCAGGAATCAAAATGTTCCCGATGCAGGAGTTGATCATCAAAGGGTGGATGAGAACCGATTATAACCTGGGTGTTTGGGGGCGTGGAGTATCAAAGTGTATCGACCAAGAGTCAGAGGTAATCACGCAGAATGGATTCGTCAAAATCAAGGACGTACAGATTGGCGATATGATCTACGCTGATCAAGCCGAACAAAAGGTGCTCAACAAATGGGTCAATCCTGAGGAAGATGGATTTATGGTTACCTCCAAGCGCGGTTATAGCTTCACCGCCAAACGGGGTCACAAAGTCAAAGTGTTTGACCCCGAGACTCTAGAGTTCTCATTTAAGAACGTAGAGGACTTGACCGGGTTAGAGACGCTACCAATTCATACTGGCGCGTCTTCTAGGTCCACACAAGATATGGTTGCGGGTTACAAAAACGAATGTCGGACGCACGAAAAACCCATGGTTCAGCCAGAAGACTCTAACGATTTGTTCTATCTAATGGGGGTGATCCTTGGAGATGGATGCATCACAAGCGGTAGAGAGGTTAAGATCACTTCCGCAGATCGGGAAATGATAGATTTTTGTAATGCGTATCTATCAAAACTGCTACCCGACAGCCATGTAAACGTCATTCACAAAGAAGGTCAGTCGGCAAGCGATGTCTATGTTGGTAGTCGTCCACTGATTCGATTCTTGGAGTATATGGGGTTTGATTATACAAAGAAAGCACATCAAAAAGAGATACCACAAAGAGTTTTGATGTCATCGGGCGAACGTATTGCGGCCTTTTTAAGTGGCTTATTTGATACAGATGGTTATTGCAGTTTCAAACAGCTTAAAACAAAAGCAATCACCAAAGTCGGGTTCACCTCGTCATCTCGTAAGCTGTCTGACCAAGTGCATTGGTTGCTATTGAGCTATGGTATTGTTTCTAGCATGTGCGTGGTTCATAAGGCTGGACCCGCTGTAATCATGGGAATTAAGTGCAACACGCAGGAGGCGCGGGGTGTTGCGATGGGTGGTCGAGAAGATGTAGAAAAATTCCAGCAACGCATAGGTTTTCGCCTTAAACGGAAAGCCGACACTCTCCGTCTATGTATCGAAAGCGGCAACAGCCAAGTTTCATATCCGGTGGGTCGATATCTCAAGAAGAAGTATAAACGCTATCACTTCCGTAAGCACGGGGGGATGATCCCCCATCGCTCTATCGGTGGACCAAACCTAGACCGTATGATTGCGCTCGGTCTATTTGACGAGATTGACTTGGCGAAGATTAATGCCGTCAGATCATCACCGTACTTTTTTGACCCGATCAAGTCGATTGTCCCAACGAAAACCACCACGGTTGATATCACAGTAGACAAAGAGGAGTGCTATTGGTCAAGAGGCTTCGTCCACCACAACAGTTGGTCGGTCGCCCTATTCTGTCTGATTTGGGCCATCTTCAAGCCGAAGAACAAGATCGTCGTGGTTAGTTTCTCGTTTCGTGCTAGCCGCCGCATCTTAAAGCAGTGCGAAAAGTTCGTAGCAGACGACGACGCGATTATGCTCAAAAACTGTCTGCCGGATGGTATGAAGCGTTCGACCGACGAGTGGTTGTGGGAACTACCAAATGGCTCTACCATTACCTGCCTCCCGTTGGGAGACGGAACGAAAATCCGTGGTATCCGCGCCGACACCCTCATTGTGGATGAATTCGCCTACTTGCCCGAAACGATCATCGGTGAGGTTCTACGCCCGTTTCTGACCGCCAACAATCGAATCAAGGAGCAGCGTACAGTCCAAGAGCGAGAAGACAAGATGATTGCGGCGGGCGTGATGACCGAGGCCGAACGCACTCTGATCGAAGACAACAAGAAGGTGATCTTCCTGAGTTCTGCATCGTTCAAGTTTCAACATTTGTATAAGCGGTACTGTGACTGGGTGTCACTAATAGAGAAGCCGGAAAAGAAGGAAGAGATGAACAAGTCCGGTGTGACCTACTTCGTATCTCGTCTAAGCTACGACGCGGCCCCAGAGGGTCTGCTAAACCTCAAGGAAATCGAGGAGGCCCGACGAGACATCTCACAGTCGATGTTCGACCGAGAGTATGGCGCACAATTTGAGTCCGATTCCGATGGATATTTCAGAGCATCCAAGATCATGGACTGTAGCGTTGAAGATACGAAAGATGGTCCGTGTCTGGAGATGAGAGGTGAGCCGGGGTCCAAGTACATCATCGGCATTGATCAATCACTGTCTGGCAGCGAAGGATCAGACCATTTCGCCATGTGTGTGATGAAGTTGATCAAGCGTGAATCTGATGGAAAAGAGATCGGAATGGTCGTACATTCGTACGCTGTGGCCGGTGGTCGCCTCCAGGATCACACACTCTACCTATACCACATTTTGAAGAGCTTCAATGTCGTCTACATCATCCTTGATGCGACCCAGGGTGATGAATTGGAGTTCGTTAACTCCAGCAATCAGTCGAAACTATTCCAAGATGATCATATCAATCTGACCTCAATCGAGGCGGACTTCAGTAAAGACGACTATGGTGAAGTGCCTAAGCAGATCAAGAAGAGCTACAACCAGAGCGCCGGCAGAATTCTCCACAAACAACCGTTCACGCCGGCATTCATTAAGAGGGCCAACGAATACCTCCAAGCCTCATTTGATCATCGGTGGATCAAGTTCGCCGGGAAGATTGCCGCTCATTCTAATGCGGCTACGGCCGCCATGAACATCGATATCTCCCGATTGGCCACTCATGAGCAGTTCTTGCCTAAAGACATGAATATGAACAATTACATCGACTACCAGGATCGACTGTTGGACCTGACCCGCAAAGAATGTGCTATGATTCAGGTCAAGGCCACGGAGGGTGGTACGCTTCAGTTCGGTCTTTCACAAAGTGCCAAAAGAACAAGTGGTCCCACGAAGAATCGCAAGGATAGCTATGCAGCCCTTCTTCTCTGCAACTGGGCCGTCAAGATGTACGTTGAGAGTCAACAAGTTGAGATACAGACGGGGCCGGTGGACTTCCCGTATATGATGCTCTAGGGGACAAAAGCAGATAATTCTAAAATCAAAGCAGATTTGGTGTAAAAACGATCAGTCATGGCCCGCCACTACCAGAAGAAGAACCTCGAATACTGGGATAGACGCAAGTCCACGCCCGCCACCCCCGCGCTTAACGCAGCCGCTCTGGTAGCCCCAGCTATAACAGTCACCCATCAACAGGCGGCAGCTCCGGCGATTCGCCCCACTCCCTTTGCCGACATTGAGTACGGCGCGACTGAGGTCCGACGCACCGCTTTTGGTCAATCCGTCCCAGCCTCCACATCGAACTACCGAGGCGGTGGCGGCGGGGGCGGCGGCTATGGACGAGAGGGGGAATGGGGCTACCCTAACCTGAGTCAGATTCCTCTTCCGTGGGCATCGTTCGGGGACAACCTAGCTACTGCGGGCGGTGGTGGCGGCCGTCAGTATCAAGGCATGAAGAATGCCATCGAACTCTGCGCCCGCGCCTACGTCGGTGTTCCGATCTTCCGCAACGCAGTCGAAGTCGCCGTCGAGTTCTCCAATCAGGAACTCTACATCAAAACGGACAACACCTCGATGAAGACGTTCTTCCAAGAGTGGTTCAAAATCATCGACATCGATAAGCTGAAGCAGGATGGGCTGAGGGAATACTACCGCTCTGGCAACGTCTTCTTCTACAAGTTCAGCGGCAAGTTCGGCCCTGCCTACTACAAGAACTTCCAGCAGTCTTTTGGATCAAAGAACAACCGAATTCCGATCCGCTACTACCTGCTGAATCCAGCCAACGTCTTCGTGCCGACCGGGCTGTCGTTTCCCTACACCTACGTGCGCCTCTTGTCTACCTATGACATCGAGAGGCTGAGAACGCCCCAGACAGAGCAGGATCAGCAGGTTTATGACGACATGCCGCAGTTTGTCAAGGATCAGATCAACGTGACCTCAGCGTATCCACTCGGGATATACCTGCCGATGGACCCGCAGCGGCTTCGGTTCATGTTCTACAAGAAGCAGTCGTACGAGCCACTGGCGGTGCCGATGGGCTATCCGATCCTACCCGATCTTGAGTATAAGCTTGCCCTAAAGCAAATGGACAAGTCTATCGCCAAGACGATTGAGCACGCCATCTTGCTGGTGACGACTGGCGAAACCGCCAGCCAATACAACGGTGGAAATGGCATCAATCCGAACAACATCGCCCGGCTCCAAAACCTTTTCACAAATCAGACTGTCGGCCGCGTCCTTGTGGCCGATTTCACGACCAAAGCACAGTGGCTAATCCCACCGCTAGAGAACATCCTTGGTCCAGAGAAGTACCAGATCGTCAATCAGGACATTCAAGAGGGTCTTCAGTCAATCTGGGGCGGCGGCGGCGAAGACGGTGAGAAGTTCGCCAACGCTCAGGTCCGAGCTAAAATCTTCATTCAACGGCTAGAAGAGGGACAGAACGTCTTTCTCAAGGAATTCCTCATGCCCGAGATCGTTCAGATTTGTGACGACATGGGATTCCGCACGGTACCCGAGATTGGGTTCCGCAAGATCGATCTGGACGACGACATGATCCGGGCTCGTGTCTACACGACTCTTGCACAGTTCGGCATCTTGACAGCTGAACAAACCATTAACGCCATTCAGACTAAGGTTCTGCCTGACGCCGATGAGATGAAGGCTGGACAGCTCCAATACCAGAAGGATCGCGAGAAGGGCCTGTATCTACCTTTGACGGGCGCAAGCCTACAGGACGGCCAAGCGCCGGGCGGTGGCGGGGCTGGCCCAAGTGGAGGCTTCAATGGTCGGCCGCCGGGCACGAAGACCCCTCAGTCTACCAAGAAGATATCACCGGTCGGCACGAAACGCGGCACAGCCTTTTCGGGCCGGGCTTACGTCGAGAACCTCAAGGCTAGCGAAAGTCTCATGGAAGAGATCGGTTCGAAGTTGAAGAAACGCTTCAAGATCAAGGAGTTGAATCAGAATCAGCAGTCTGTCGCGACCGCTCTGGCCCGCTCCATCATGGCGACTCAACCTCGTGAGAAGTGGACTAAGTCTGTCGCAAAGGCCATGGAGAAGCCCACTGCGATCTCGGCTGAGACCGAGGCAGAAATCGACTCAATCAGCGAGGACTACGACGTTGATCTGTGGGACGCCACGTTACTTCGTCTCAGCCGGACCAAGCCTATTCTCGAATAGCGAATAATCAGGCGAAACTCGGCACAAATCTAGTGTAACAGGTAGCGGACAGGTCAGAGTCAGCGAGGTCAGGAGTCAGAAGGAACAGGTCAACCAAGGCATTCATCAAATGGGACAGGGATCAGACAATCAATGTCAGCAACCGCACGGCAGCACACTCACGCTTCCGTCAAACCGCGATCTTCTCAAGGCGAAGTTCCAGATGGGGACCAATCGATTGATGAGAGTCTATCTGGATGAGTTCGAAGCACTCCTCGACGAGCACGATGAGGCAATGTCTAAGCTGCACGAAGCCCTTCCCGAGCAGTATAAAAGCTACGTGAGCCTAGCGGACTACGTTACCGAGGAAAAGGTCGCGGTGATGCGGGCTAACGTGCTTAGGGCTGGAAATGACATGATTAGAGACGTATCGGACCTCATAGACCTGCTCGAACGCCACACGAGCTAGAGACACAGAGACACTTTCAAGGCACGGCAACCAACTCAAGGACAAGGACACACCATGGCAGACATTCAACCGAAATTCCTTCACGTCTGGGACGTGGAGGTAGTCAAGGAATACGACGAGACAGTAGACAAGATCATCGACGGCCAGCCGGCCAAGGTAACGCAAAAGGTCAAGAAGCCCGTCGTCACCAAGATGGGTCTCAAACAGCCCACCCGCCGCGAGCTGCGGCAGGCCGAGTTGTTCTATGGCAAGGAGTACAACCGCTTCATCAAGGATGGATTCCTCCAGCGGTCTATCCTGGTCAACCAGCACCTCGACCTCACCAACGGTGTGTTGAGTGAGAAGGAGCGTAAACAGATCGCCACGTTGGCCGCCCGCCACGCCGAATTGGAATCCGATCTCGTTCGATCCGTCAATGAGCCCGAGGCGGCTCGCGAGAAGATCAAGATCGAGCTGGCCGGGGTCCGTGCCGAGATCAACAACCTGAATACGGCCAACGAGGCTGTGTTCTCACAGACGGCCGAAGTCAAGGCCCAGAGTCAACTCGGACAGTGGTTCGCCTTCAATCTGGTCTACATCCAACACGGAGACAAGTGGCAGACCTATTTCGAGGGAGACACTTTCGAGAAGAAGGAAGAGTTCTCTTGGAAGCTGGAGGAGAGTGAGGACGAGTTCTATCTCGCCGCCATCCAAAAGCTGCTGACCTACGTCCACTTCTTCAACATGGGCGCGAATCGCCCCGAACAGTTTAGGCTGATTGATGATGAGCTGAAGAAGGAGATGGAGGCTCGGCAGAAGGCGAAGGACGCCGCGAAAGCAGCCCCCGCGCCAGCCGCTCCCGTTGAGGCCGATAGTGGACAAACTGGCGATCCAGCGTCCACGGTTACCGTCGCCGCCTCAGTCTAGTCGGAGGTCCTTTGGACATCCTCAGGAAAGCCTTTGCCGACATTACGGTCGGCGCGACTCACGCTGTAATCCTGGGTAACCGAGCGTGGATCAAGCACTTGTCCTATGCCGATCAGATCAATCAGGATTCGATTCGTGACGGCTACTTCGAGGAGGCTAAACGCCAAGGGATAGCTACCAACGAGGAGAGGATGGTCCAACTCCGTCAAGAGAAGCTGTGGTCCGACGAGAGGGAAAAGGAGATCGAGACGACTCGGCGGATGATCAATGGTCTGATCGAGGGCAAGAAGAAGCACTCGGCCATGCCGTCCATGGTCAAAGGACTATTGAAACAGCAGAAGGACGAGGAGAAGAAAATGACCGACCTCTTGGTGAAGAAGGAGCAGCTGCTTGGGCTCACCTGTGAGTCCTATGCCGACCACGAAGTGAGCGATTTCTACATCTGCTCTAACCTGTTCCTAGACAGGGACTTGAAGGTCAATCTCTGGACAGACGAAGAATTCGAGTACCTGTCCAACGAAGCGGTCCAGCAGGTCATCCAAGACTACAACACGGCCATCGAAGGCTGTTCCGACCTGAATCTCAAGAGACTTGCGATGCAGCCGTTCTTCCAAAGCTACTTCGGCTTGACCGGGGAGAACATGAGTCAGTTCTTCGGCAAGCCAATCTGCCACCTCACCTTCTATCAGGTCCGTCTCCTGTCGTACGGGATCATGTTCCGCAACGTCTATCAGACGACTGACGTGTCGAAGTTCCCCAAGAACGTCATGGATGATCCCGACCTTCTGTTAGACTATTCGAGTGCCGCCAAGCAGAGCAAGGCCGAACTGGAGAAGCAGGGTGGGTATGACGAGGGGGCAATGGTGGTTGGAATGAAGAAGGAAGATGCTCAGGTGCTGGGGGTTAGGAATCAGACCAGCGTTATCAAGGATATGGTCAAAGGTGGCGGCAACGTCATCGACTGGGCCACGAAACGTGGGTAAAACGGGGATGAATCCAGTGTAACTCCTCTAGAGCATTGGGCTCACGGAATGGCAGACATCAATCAAGTCAAGCTAGGCGTAGAATTCGAACCAGACTTCAGCAGTCTAGATCGGAAGGTCAGCGCATGGCAGCGTGGTCCATCTTCGACCCTAAAGATGAAGATCGAGACGGCCGGCGGCTTCGGTGACCTCTCTAAGGATGTGTCCCAGTTCACCTCCTATCTAGATCGAGCTAATCAGCGCGTCATCTCCTTCACCTCTTCAGTCAGTGTCTTGTACGGTGCGATCAAGGTCTTCAAGGACATCGTCAGCTCCACTCTTGAGGTGGATAAGGCCATTGGAGACATCAACAGTACACTGAAACTGAGTTCAGCGGGGATTGCGGACTACTCAAATCGACTGTTCGACGCGGCGCGATCCACCAGCGCCTCGTTCGCAAACGCTACCGCCGCCGCTCAAGCATTCGTTCGTCAAGGTCTGTCGGTGGAAGAGAGTCTGAAACGTACCAGGGACGCTTTGACCCTGTCTCGTATCGCCAACATCGATGCGAAGGAGGCCGTTGATCAGTTGACGGCTGCCACGAACATCTTCGCCAGAAGCGGGTCCAACACCCATGACATTCTGAACAAGATATCGGCCGCGACCTCGCAGTTCAATGTGAACTCGAAGGATATCACGGAAGCCATGGAGAGGTTTGGGGCTACCGCTCAGAACGCCGGGGTCAATCTAGATCAATTCATCGCATTGATTGCATCGGCCAAACAGGCCACTCAACGTGATGGGGCCGCAATCGGCGTGGCTCTGAACACGATCTTCACGAGGCTTGAACCCCAGAAGGCGCTGGATCAACTCAAGGCGTTCGGGGTCGCGGTGACTGATGTGGCTGGTCACGCCCTGCCGACTCTCCAGATCATTCAGAATCTCGCCGCCACCTATAACCAGGCTGGGGATTCGGCCAAGGCCGGGATTGACAAGATCGTGGGCGGGGCTCGTCAACTCGACATTCTCAAGGGGCTGTTCGCGACTCTCAACCAGCAGAACGGCACGTTTGTGCAGGTTCAGAATGCGGTTGCCAATAGCACCGATAACGCTACTGTCAGAATGCAGGTTCAGAACCGCGAGCTGACCTCACTGATCCAGAACTTCCAGTCCGCATTCAAACAGATTGGGTCCAACATCGGCAATCAGGTCTTGTCGCCGCTGGTTCGCGGGCCGCTCTCAGGTCTGACCAACAACCCCATCACCGCTGCGCTGGAACACGCCAATGCTGACGCGAAGACCGGTGGCGAACAGGCTGCCAAGGGATTCATCGAGGGGTTCGGCAATGCTGTAGTGTTCGGGCTGGGGCCGATCCTCATTAGGGCTCTTGGCGCAATCACGATACGAACGTTCAACGCTCTCAAGAACGACATCTTGAGTCAGACTGGGTTGAATACGGCGGCAAAGCAGCAGGAGGCCACACAGGCTCAGATTGTCAACCTATACAAGCTAGGCGGAATCGAACTGAGAGAGCAGTTGGCCGCAATGACCAATCTAGCCGACAAAGCTGCTTTGGTCCAGTCGTATCTGGCTGCGGGGGCAGCGGCAAGAGGTGCGGCCACGGCTGAGATCGCCGGGGTGACCAAGATCATTGCAGAGAGAGGTGGATTCGCCGGGGGTTATCTCCCGCTTGGTAGTGAGGCGGCGGCGATTGCATCTGGTGTGGGTGGAGCACCTTCTTCTGCGCGACCAGTGGTCCTGAACAGCTTCCCGTTTGGGAACGGCAGGGTCGGATCGGTCGTCGCAAACGACTCGGAGTACATTGTACCGAACTTCGCTAACGGCGGGTCTGCGATCTTCAATCGGAACATGATTAGTCACTATGGGTTGCCGCCGGGGTCTATCCCGATAGCTCCTGGTGGCTATATTCCCGGTGATCCGCCTTCTGCATTAGACCTTGCACTGAGCAGAACTGATCCGATTCGGACACATACTCCGCTAACCTCATCTTACGATGCGGCCAGTGCTCGTGCTGCTTATCTCAACGTGGATGCTATCAACGAGGTGTTTGAGAAACTGGCGAATTCTGCACAGAAGGCCGGACCACCCCTGTCGGCGTTTGAGGCGTCTGTGGCGGCTACCGCATTAGCCAACCAGAAACGCGCTGAAGACTTCAATCTTGCACAAGCACAGCTATCTGGACTGGGCGGCAGAGTTCCTGGCGTCTCTCAAGTCTATGATCAGACCCGAGCGCAAGAGGCCGCCGCCAAACAGGCTCAACAGGAACGTCTATTCGCGCAGCTCGAAGGTGAAGGCGGTTCATCGTTTGTCACCAAGAATCAATTAGCAAACGAGATCAGAGCTGGATTGGCAGAGCTGAATCCTGTTCAATCGGTAGTCCAGCGCAATCTGTCAAGTCTAGCTGGCGCACCAATCGTTTATGGAGAGAGCGGCCAAGCGCGTCTTCCTAATGGTCAGTTTTCCAATGTGTCAGGGCGCTACGAGGCGTATCGAGCCCGCCTTCAAGCCGCTGAAGACGCTAGAGTTGGTACTCCCGGCTACAACTTCGCACCAATTCCGCCAGAGTTGTCGGGCATTCCAGCACCATCCAGTGCGGCCATTGCAGCGGAAGTCAACACACCCGGTTTCTTCTCTCGATTCCGCAGCCGCCTTAACGGCAATGTCGGCCTCCAGCTCGGCGCGTCCTTCGCGCTGCCATTTGCCGGCGGTGCGCTTGACTCGGCTTTCGGAGCCCCTGGTGGCACCGCTCAAGGCATTGGTGTTGGAGCCGCCTCTAATGCTCTTAATTTCGCGGGAAGCGGATTGGCCGTCGGTTCTCTCTTGGGCGGTCCGCTAGTTGGCGGGGCAATTGGAGCCGTAGCTGGCGCTTTGGTTGGTGCGCTTACCAAACTCCATGCGTCTTTCGACGATGTCACGAAAAGCGTTGAAGACCTCAATAGCAAGAACAGAAGGCTTGTCGAGACGAATAATGACTATCGTGCTGCCGTTGACAAAATCTCTCAAGCCAAGGCCACTGGAGCCTCGTCGCAGACCATAGCAAAGCTAGAAGGTCAAAGACTTGATGTCTTCAATTCCATCTCGGACGAGAAACTACGCGCTCAATACGTTGAGGCTGGTTCCGATCCAGATAAACTGAACAATGTCCAAAATCAGATAACCGCCAAGGCCGCCAGGGATTCTCAGATAGGAATCTCGACCGAAGCTATTGCTGGGCTCAGAGAGCATAGACTCGGAGTATCTGGATTTGGTCCACTCAAGGGGATTGCCGGTGCTAGCGTGGCTGGCGACTCTATAAGTTCGGCAGCTGCTTCAGTTGCCAATCTTCTGTCTGGACAAAGTTTAGATACGGGAGCCCTTAATTCGTCAGCCTCCCTGTTGAGTGTTTATGCTAAGACGCCAGGGCTTGGGAGTTTTGCCCCAGGGGGTTCGCCAGGAGTGCAGGCGTTAGAGCCACTGAGAAAAGCCTTTCAAGGAGCGGGAGTTCCTGCCGCGCAGGTAGACGAGAACATCAAGGCGCTGTCCAAGCTAAACTATGAAGACCTAGCCACGTTCCTCAGAAAGATCGCGTCTCTGCGCGATTTGTCTACCGCCGCCGCCGGTTTGAAGGACATTGGGTCGGGTCTGAACCCAGACAAGATAAAACAGGATATCCAAGACCTGATTGACGAACGTCAAAGCGCGGCAGAAAACGCGACCAACTCTCGTAGCCTATTGGCGCGCAACGCCGAACTCCAGAGATCATTCAACAATGAGAAGTCTGTTCAAGATAGATCATTCACTAGAGAGTCCAATAGCAGCTTCAATCAATTCTCATCTGAATCTAGTCGTAATCTGACCGAAGCGGCTTCGACCATTCTTGGTCAGCGTCGAATTCGCGTAGGTGGGTTGACCAATCGCAGTGCGATTTTCCAAAATGGAGAAGACCTTGCGTCGAACTTCAGGTTCCAATCCGCGCAAGAACAGGCTCAGCGGGAACGTGATCAAGTCTATACCGCCGCTGACGAGCGAGAGAGATCAGGGGGCTATCAAAGTATTTCTGGTAAGGCGGGTGCTCAGACCGTGGCCGATAATGCTCTTGGTGGCTCTGCCTCAGCTACGGTGGTCAAGTTCGCCACAATCCTTCAGGGATTTGCTACATCTGGACAGACCGATAAGAACCTAGCAAGCATTGATAGCATTCGTGGTAAGCTAGGAGGCAACAATCCTGACTTTTACGGAATCGCCAAGTCGATCAACGACATCGATCAGAGCAAGGCGGGGGAGCTATCGACTGCACTCAAGACGTTTGAACGACAGAATTCCCAGGCTACCAACGAGCAAAAGGCTGTGATCAAGTCGTTGGACAATCAAACTTCTCTCGCCCACAGTGACGCTGAGAACATGCGGCGTCTGGCAGATCAGAAACTGACCCAACAGAACATCCTCGCCCAACAGCTTCTTGAGATTCAAAAGGTTGAGGCTCAGGCACAGCAGAAAAGCCAGCTTCTCCAAAGCGGCACGTTCAACCTGGGATCGATCAACAAGTTCTCCGAAGCGATTGCCGCCAGCACCAGTCCGGGTGTGGGTCGGTATGGCCGGCTTGGGCAGGTCAATGGTAGTCTGGAGCAGAGCAGGATTCTAGATCAACTCGGCCTGCCGCGTGGTCAGGGTACGGCTGAGGTTGAAGATGGTCTGAGACAGCAGTCTGTGCTGGGAACACTCTCGGCGTTGAACTCCCGAAAGCTCGGTAAGCCAGTCGGTGCTGACATCAACAGTCTCACTGGGTCGGCTAATGAACTCATCGCCAGTGGAACGACTAACAATGTTCTGTTGGGAAACCGCACACTGGATTCACTCAAGGCTCTCCAGTTTGACCCACGTGCAGCCGCCGCACAATTGTTGAGCAAAAATGGGGCGAGCGCGGATACGCTGAGGGGGCTACAGGCTAGCGGACAAATCTCCACGGGTGAAACCGGCATCATTGCCGGGGTCAAGACTAGCAACGACATCTTAAAGCAGATCGCGGACAATACGACCTCACTCAAAACTGGGGTTGGTGGCGGCACGAAGCCAATCGCAACTGTCTCAACCGATATCAGCGGTGTTCCCCTCCCATCTTCTAAGTCTGCCTCGACTTCGAGTTCAGCCAGCGCGGCTGGCATCAGCAGCGATGGTGTCCCCGCATACATTGCTGACAAGACACCCTCCTACTTCAATCAGTTCGCCAGTGGCCTCAATCGGGGCATCGGAACCGCATCTGACGCCGCCGCGAACATCAATGAGATCGGCGCTCAGGTCGGCGCAAACGTCGTAGACACGACCGCCAAGTTCTTCAACGCCTTCGCTCAAGGCCAGATCAACACCAAGAAGGGAGACGCGTTCCGCCAGTTCGCCGCTGGCATCTTCGGGAACATCTCATCTGAGTTCGGGAGCAGCGCGATCAAGCAGCTATTCGGTGCGATCCCCGGCCTATTCGCTGAAGGCGGCACGGTTCCCGCCATGTTGACTGGCGGCGAGTACTACGTCAGCCCCAGCGCCGCTCGGAACATCGGATATGACAAGCTCAAGGCTTTGAACTACGCTGGTGGCGGGCTGGTCCAAGGTGGGTCTGGTCTGAAAGACGATGTCCGCGCCAACGTGGCACCGGGCGCATTCATCCTCAAGAAGTCTGCCGTAACTCGCCTCGGCCCCCAGAATCTCCAGGCTCTCACAAGCCGCGCTGTTCAGGCTCGGGCCGGTGGCGGCCCGATTTTTGGCTACGCGCAAGACGGTTCAAGCGGTTACAGTGGGCTAATCGATTTCTCCAGCATCAACACTAACGGGGCTCCCGCCGATATGTCCGGCTACAGTGATCCGGGTCTCTATGGCGGCGACGCTCCGACCAGTACGAGCGACACTTCTGGGGCGGGGTTTGGTGGCTCTGGTGGGGGCGGCAGTGCTGGTCCCAACTTCGGCCAGATCGGTGCTCAATCGGCCATCTCATTCCTGGCGTTCCTAGTCGAAAAGCTGTTCCAGACCACCTATCACACTTTATCTCCCCAAGGAGTACTCAACAATGCGGCTTCGCTTCGAAGCGAGCAGCAGTCCCAGCTCAGCAGTCAGGCTCCCGGCTACCACGCCTATCTCCAATCCAACGGTCGTGGCGGCTACTCCATCATCAACGAGGGTGATCCGGGCGCTACTGCCAACGTGCAGAACTTCAGCGCCAATGGCGGGATCATCGCGCAGCCGTTCGATGTGGGTGGTCCAGTTGGATCAGTTGGGGGCAGCAATGCCATCGGCGGCTCGGCAGCAAGCGTTGCCATCACAATCCACAACTACCCCGGCACAGGCCCAACCTCCCAGTCCACCACCCAGTCCACCTACGGTTCTGCGGACTTCGCTGATCGACTCAACAAGCAGGTTCAGGCCACGGTCAAACAGGTCCTGATCGATGAGCAGCGTCCCGGTGGAATCATCCCACTGGCAAACCGCACCACTCCGTTCGGTGCCACCGCCGGCATAGGAGCCGCAGGCTAATCCATGGCTTATACCTCACTATTCTTCCCGCCGTGGTCCGGCTCCATCACCTATCAACAATACGATGTGGTTGGCGGCGTGTCGGCGGGCGACCCCAACACCTACTTCTCCACCCAGCCCAACAACCAGGGATGGAGCCCCAGCGGCGTTTACCGGTACAATGTGGTCGGCTACACGCGTGGGAACGATACCACCGTTCTGACCTACACCTATACCGGAGGCCCGTTCTTCGCAGGCGGCTCGATGGTGTCAATCTCAGGTTGCTCGTTCGATCCCACGGTGAACTACACAGGAATGATCACGGCTGGCGGCAGCGGGACGATCACCTACCTCAACGCGGGATGGGGGCAGAATCAAGCGACCGTCTCAGCTGGAATCATCACTACCCTTTGCTCCCCGGCTTGGTCCACCGGATGCCTGTTCGTTCCCGGCTATACGACCTCTGTTGAGACCCAGCAGAACGTGATCGCAGCTGCATTCGAGCCTGGCTACGAGCAGCGGCAGGCTGCCTCAATCAACCCCAACACAGACCAGTTCAACCTAGTCTTCACCGACCGCAGCAATCGTGAGGCCAAGGCTATTCGGGCGTTCGTCCAACTCAATGCTGGCGTCTACAGCTTCCCGATCATGATCCCCATTCCAGAGCTGGACAACCAGCCGAATCAGAAGTTCATCTCGACCTCTGGCCCCCGCGTGGTGACCAAGTCTTGGAACATCAACGACGTGTCCTTCACCGTGAAGCGCGTCTTCGACTTCTAGTCTAACCAAATGCCCGAACAACTCGTACAGATCGAGGCGCTGTCCTTCACGCCTTCCACCCTGCTCTCTCTGTGGACACTAGATGGGTCTAGCATCGGACTGCCCGAGACCTTCTCCTTCATCGACGGCACCAGCACGTCCTACCAGCCGGTCATCTTCAATGGAATCACCTACATCCCGTTCCCAATCATGGTCCGAAACGTGGCGGCCGATGGGACTGGCAGGATTCCACGCCCATCGCTGATGGCGTCCAACATCAACGGGTTCGTGTCCAACCTTCTGCTACAGAACCGGAATCTGATCGGCGCACGAGTGATCCGACAGAGGGTCTTTGCTCGGTTCATCGACGCAATCAACTGGCCCAATGGGAAGAATCCCTGGGGAACACCCGATCCGACAGCGGCTTATCCCCAGGAAATCTGGTATGTGAACCGGAAGATTAGTGAGAACCAGCAAGTGGTGGAATGGGAGTTGGGCAGTCTGTTCGAGGTGGACTCGGTCAAGCTGCCTCGCCGCCAGATCAACGCCAACACGTGTTGGTTCAACTACCGCGATGGACCGACATGCGGGTATAGCGGGGCTCCATTGGCCGACCAGAACAACATGGTCTTTGGTGCCGGCGGCTATGGCTACACTCTAAACGCGCGGGGCGTCTACAACTCCAGTTCCACCTATGCACAGGGAGACTATGTGATCATCACGTCCAATCTCCCCACGATCTCGAACCTCCAGGTCTTGTACGTCTGTACTACCAATGGTACTACGGGGAACCAGAACAGCCCAATCAACAATCCGGCCCTCTGGGTGCAGGATGCCTGCCCCAAGTCCATTGCGGGTTGCAAGATTCGGTACCCCGGTCAACCTCTACGCTTCGGCGGCTTCCCCGGCGTGTCTCTGGCTCCGTACGTGGTGTCGAAGTAGTCTGATGCACACGGGACTGAAGAAACAGATCATTGAACTGGCGAAGGCTACCCCGACTGTAGAGGTCTGTGGTCTGATCTACGCCAACGACAGTGGGCCTGGGCTATTCCCTTGTGTGAATATCGCAGAGGACCCAACCACGAACTTCGAGATCGCCGCTGATGACCATCTATCCTGTCTGAAACAGGGAGATGTGATCGCTTGCTACCATTCCCATCCGAATGGCCCCGCTGTGTTCAGCGAGAGTGATCTAGAGACAGCCGAGGAAGCCTGCTTGCCGTTCTACATGTACGATGTGGCCAGCCAGTCTTGGGTAGAGCATTTGCCCGACAGTTATCGGGTCTCTTACCAGGGTCGCCGCTTCATCTGGGGGTTTGAAGACTGCTATTCGACCTGTCGTCACTGGTACCGACAGGAATTGGGACTGAACCTGGGGGATTACGACCGCGATAAGACCTTCGACACGACTGATTCCAGCGCGATTTTGGACAACTTCGAAAAGGAGGGATTCGTGCGGTTCGAAGTCGGGCAGACCGAGATCAGGCTACATGACGGACTGCTGTTCGACCTGAAGAAGCGGTGTCCACAGCATTTGGCGGTGTTTGTCAGCCCCCAACGAATGCTTCACCACCCTCTTAACGCGTTGAGTCACATCGACTTGATCGACGGTCGGTGGGTGAGCCATCTCAAGTGTATTCTGAGGCACAAAAGCCTCATCAATTCGGTGTAACTCCAACCAGACAGGTTCGGAGAGATCAAGGGAAAGGACAGGCAAATGACTACAATTCATCTAGGAGGCAAACTCGGCAAGTTATTCGGCAAGAAGTGGGAGCTGCTCGTGAGCAGCCCCGCAGAGGCCGTCCATGCGATTGACGTGAACACCGGTGGGGCTTTCAAACGGTATCTGGCCAAGGATGGGCAGAAGAAGTTCTACAAGGTCGCGGTGGGGAAGAAGGACTCACTGTTAGACCGGACCGAGCTGGCCAATCGTAGTGGTCAGAACGACATCTTCATCATGCCCACGATCAGAGGGGCGAACAGTGGTTGGGGGAAGATCATTGCTGGAATCATATTGATCGTCGCGGCGATAGCACTAACTGTCTTTACTGGAACCCCGATCTTCATCACTGCCTCTTTGGCTGCATTCGGCGCTGGATTGGTCTTCGGCGGCATCGAACAGCTAATGACCCCAGTTCCCAAACAGGTCGCCCAGCTTCAATCCTACAACTTCCAAGGCAATGCCGCCACCGCCAACCAGGGTGGACCGGTCCCCCTGATCTACGGTACCTGTCTAGTGACCCCAATCCCGATTTGCATCAACTTCGACAGCGTGGACACACAAGCCACCTCCAACACTACTTTGGGTAAAGTCGATACGATCCCGCTGCCCGGCGGCGGCTATCAGTACTCCGCTGGTGGCACCACTTCGAACACCAACGCGACTCCATAATGGCTAGCACAACCCCAGTCGAAGCGGCCAACAGCCTAGTCTCAAGAAGCTACATTCGAATCGTAGATGTCCTGGGCGAAGGCCCGCTGCAAGGCTTTGTCCAGCAGCCCGGCCCGTATGGGTACGATCCGTTGACTTCGATCCTGTACGACAATGTGCAGGTCCGCAATCCCAACGACGGATCGTACAACTTCAACGTGTCGGGTCAGGGCTATGCTGTGTTCTACGCCCTCGGGACGACCGGGCAATCTCCGATGTCGGGATTCGAGAACGTCGAGAACATCATCCCGCTCACCTCGAACACGCAGATCACCAATCCCCCGCCCGGAGCAGGCAACGTCAAGGTGGTCACAGCCACCTTCAACACGACTAGCTACCCGGACGCCGACTCGATCAAAGTGACGATGAATGTCCCGGCCCTCTACACCGAGGACACTAACGGGAATGTGAATGGGTTCGTTGTCAAGTACAACGTTGACATCTCGTTGAATGGTAGTGCGTTCGAGAACCTGGATCAGATCACGATCAATGGCAAATGCACGAGCCCATATCTGTTCACGACGATCTATACGCTGCCGAAGACCAATCCGCCGGCTTCGTTCTACCAGTGGGTGGTTAAAATCTACAAGACCGACGTAGACATTCTGTCAACCTACACCCAGAATACGATCTTCGTCAACTCAATCGGCGTCGTCTCGGCCAGCTCGTTCAACTACCCAAACACGGCTTTGGTCGGCACCTTCATTGCCGCCGATCAGTTCTCCACCATCCCGAATCGCGCTTATCTGATCAATGGTCTTCAGATCAGCGTTCCGAACGGCTATACACCGACTAACTACAGCAATCCCACGTTCACCGGAGTAGTGAACATCTCGGCTAACGGAACCGGCGCGTCCCAGAACATTGGGATGCAGCAGCAGGGCTACTCCACGATGAATGGCATCTACGTGGGGCAGTCGGTAACAGGAGCCTATTTCGCCCCGAATACGACCGTGTCATTCGTGAACAATGGGACGCCCGCCCCGCAGTTTGTGTTCGGAGTCAGCACGCCGCCCATCGGAGTGCCGCCTGGCGACGGCCTTACCACGGCCTATTTCTCCGGTGTCAACACGACCTGCACGCCCGCGATCTACCCAAATGTGTGGACTGGCGACTTCAAGACTGGGGTTTGGACCAACAACCCCGCTTGGATATTCTACGACATCCTGACCAATCCGCGCTACGGTCTGGGCAGCTACATCCAGCCCGCACTCGTTGACAAATGGAGTCTATACCAGATCGCCCAGTACTGCGACACGTTCGTGGACAACGGCCAGAACAACGGCGGCCAGGAGCCCCGATTCACCTGTAACGTCAACATCACCAGTGCCGATGACGCCTACAACGTTCTCCTGAATCTCGCCTCGGTCTTCCGTGGAATGGTCTATTACCAGAACGGCTCGATCTACACGTCGCAGACCGCCGACAAGACCCCGATCTACGCTTATACCAACGCGAATGTCATCAAAGGGCAGTTCAACTACACTGATTCGGCGCGGAATACGAGGTCCACAGTAGCTCTGGTCCGCTACAATGACCCGAACAACTTCTACAGACAGAACACCGCCTACGTTCAAGACACAGCCGGATTCCTGCGATACGGCTACATCGAGAAGCAGGCCGCCGCCTTCGCTTGCACCTCGATTGGTCAGGCCACGAGACTCGGCCAGTGGATTCTGACGGCAGAACAGACCTTGACTGAAGCGATCTCGTTCCAGGTTGGACTGGAAGGTCTCTTCATCCGTCCCGGTGACGTATTCAACGTCTACGACAACTTCCGCAACAACCAAAACCAAGGTGGCCGTATCGTTACCTTTGATACTGGGCGAAAGAACATCGTGCTGGATAGACCCGTGGTGATCGGTGCTGGCTACAACTACACGCTATCGGCCATCATACCCGCCCTCTACCTCGATGGGAGCGGATCAGTCACCGGCTCAGACGAGATCGCGCTAATTCGCAATTCGCAAATCCAGACTATTCCGGTCACAACGAATCCGACCAGCGGGACGACCGTGCTGGCGCTGGCTAGCGGATTCCCGACAGGTCTTTACAAAGGCTCACCCTTCATTCTGTCTACGACGGGCGGTGGAACGATCTTCACCAACGCGGCGATCTATCAGTGTCTGTCTACTACGGAGTCGGCCCCTGGAATCATCGATGTCACGGCCCTCCAGTTCAACACGGGCATCTTCGCGCTGGTCGAGCAGAACTACAACCTCGTGACGAACCCGCCCAACTCGGGCAATCCGACCCCGATCCTGCCGCCGACCAACTTCACCGGGGTTTTGGTCACCGGACTTCTATCTGGTTCGAACCTGTTCTATCAGTACTTGAGCCTCACGTGGAATCCCACGCCCTCGACCAATCTGGGCTACTACGTGATATCGGGGAATGAAGGTGGTTCCAGCTACGTCGAGCTAGATAACACTCTTGGAACCTTCTACAACTACTTCAATGACGTGACCGGCAGTGTCGGGTTCACGTTGAATGCGGTCAGCAAAGGCGGAGTCTTCTCGTCGGGTTTATCCACCACCTTCAACTTCCCCACTGTGCCGGGCGTGGATTCGAATCAGATTCGGTTCTGGGAGCTGCCAGACGGCTACGGTGATCTCCAACAGATCGGGGTCTTCTACAATCGGCCGACCGCCACGGTGTCGAACACCAAGGTGTTCTTCGCCAGTGGTTCGGGCACTCCATTCTACGAGGTTCTCGACCAAGACTTCTACCCAGCCTTAGGCGTGATGGCGTCGGGAATCACCAGTTCTAGTTCCACTGCCTACTTCAATAGCGTCAGTTGGGACATGCCGACGATGGTGTCTCAGGCGGCTATTGACCAGAGCGCCGACACACTACTGCTACTCGTTGAGAACGAGCTAATGTCGGTCGGGACCATCACGGGTCTGCCAAACAGCCTCTATGCCGTCTCAGTGCTTCGCGGCCAACTCGGCACGACAGCGGCCACTCATACTTCGAACGTCTCAGGCTGGATGTACTACAACGCTGATCTGAACTCGTTCAGCGACCCGTCGCTATTTCACGTTCTGGACAAAACCGGGGCTTACAACGCTACGACCGGAACTCGCTACTTCCAGATTCAGAATCTGACTCAGAACCTAGTCGGGGCAGTCGTCCCAACTGGTTCGCCGTGGCTGCCCTACGTCCTACCCAATCCCCTTCCACTAGCACCGTCCAGTCTGACTGCCAACACGCCCGGCGGCCCTATCGTCAACCTGAGCTGGATTCCATCGACTAGCCTAGATGTTCTTCAGTACCAGATTTGGCGCACGTCAGGAGCGGCAACTTCTTTGATTGGCTACGAATCCGTAAATACTGGCTATGCCGACCTCAATGTCTCTGTTGGATTCCAGTACAGCTACTACGTGTTGACCGAGGCCAACAACGAGGAGACCTCTTCGCTTAGCAACACGGTGACGGTAACAGTCCCGACCTTCCCGACCGGGGCCAATCTCACTCCTCCTGGCAACTCCACCGCTCCATCTCTGTACTCGTCTGGCTACTACAACGCCAATGACGGATCAGTGTTGATCGACTTCACGTTCACGATTCCGGCACTTCCCGCCGGAGCGGTTGGCCAAGAACTTCAGTACGGTCTCACCACCAGCTCGACGCTGATGACATCCAATACGATTGTCAACTCGGGTTATTCGACCAGGGCTACCGTTAACGATTTGACTCCTGGCCAAACCTACGTTGTGGCACTTCAGGCTTATAGTCCATATGGAATCGTGAGCAGCACTGTGACTGGTGTCGGTTCTCCTTATTTGGTTCCGAGCAAGAGTGTATTCACCAGGGCCACGGCCCCAACCAGCGTTCAGATTGGATACGCACAGAAAGGAATGATCCCGATTGTCCCGCCTGCCTACTACACCAACGGCGTCTCCTACATCATGGGAGCGGTTACAGGATCATGGACAGCTTCTACGGACAACGACATTGCATTCTACGAGTGGTATATCAACAGTGCCACGCCATCTGATGGACAGGCGATCAATCCTAATCAGACTCTTCCAGCCAACCAAAACATCGTTATATCATATTCGGTTCCATCATTCACAAGCGTATTTCTATGGATTCGAGCCATCAACAAAAGCGAGGGAACCTCGACATGGACACAATCCGCTTCTTTTGCGAGTTATGGCGTTACCAACTACGCCGGTAATGTCGGCGGTCAAGATTTCAACGCGCTTCAGATTCAGGACACCCAAATTGGTCAGGTGAGCCAGTCCTCGGTCGCCACTCTCGTTGCCGCTCTTCCAATCACATTTACCTACATCACGGCTGGTGGTTCCAATACCGAGAATTTCACCTACGGCATTGCCAATCGTGGTTTCACTGCCGTGCCCACCTCGGCCATTTTCTCAGTGAATGACCCCAACATCACGTGTTTCTACAACGTGTATTCTCCTGGCACCTATCCAAATGTCGGCCTCACGCTTCAGACTGTGAATCTTGCTCCGATAGCCGCCAGCGAGACCCTCATCATCA